GGTCGAGTAACCGACAAGCACAGCCCTGCAGAATGCACGAATGATCACGACGTTATCTTTGCCAACCGCCCATTCAAGCCAGGTCGAAAACTTGGGACAGTTCGTGTCTTCGCTGAAATCAAACCCGAGTCGGCTACGGAAATATAGATCGCGTTGAAACCCGTCCTGAAACTCCAAATCACTGACGTCAAGAACGCCATTCTTGAATGCAACTTTGCCTCGGTTTGAGGTCCAGATAGATTGGCGGCCCCCTTTGATTGAACGCAGCAGTCGAGCTTTCAGCAGCATGAAGATGCTGTTTACAGTGCCACTGTTATAACGCTGCAGTATTCCAGTCTGTACAAAAGTATCCAGGGCTTTCAGGATGCGTCGTTTTATATGCTGCTCGTCGCTGAGAAACCAGATGCCTTCGTCTTTGTCGTAGCTAAAGAACTCGTCCAGGGAAGAGTCGTACAGAAATTCATCCCCGTAGTTGCTGGAGATAACTTCCGCGATGTCGTTCTCACTGAACGCCCGCTCATTGTTCTGCAGGTTGATGAGCTGAGCAGGAGTCTGCGGCGTGGTTGCGGCCATGGGTTCCTCCGTCGTTGTTGATGTTGTTTTTGATGTTTGTTTTGGAGTCGGCTCTTCGGTCAGACTGAAGTCTTCAACGGAGAGCACAGAGTTTTTTGGTTTTGCTTTTTTGGCCTTGAGCTGATCCCTGACTTGTTCTGGACAGATATTCGCGAATAGCGAACGGTCTGCGTACTTAACTTTGCGCCAGCAGGCAAGCTCGGGTTCATCGGCGGCCATTGCCGCTGCAGGAAGCAGCTCATCTGCATTCGTGATCGAAGTCAGGATCCGGTTGAATTTGCCATCAAGCTCTGGGGCGTACTCGTAGATAGAGTAGAACAAGCGGTGCGCCGTGTCAAGAGGAACCTCTTTTAGCGGCACGTCGTTCGTGCGGCACCAATTTGACCATCCGATGATTTCCTTGAGACCGATTGCCATGGCTAGGCTTCGGTCCTCCACGGGCTCTCCGTTCAGCATGTTCTGAACGTTCTTGCTCAACAGCGGTTCGAGCGGGCACCCAGCCGGATCGACCTCAACTTCGAGCGCCTCGGCTGCGTCGCCCTTGTCGCCGAGTTCAGTCGGCAGCGTGGCGAACACCTGAGCAGCGTTGTCGATCACGCTGCTGGGTATGAACTTGTCGGTGCAGCAGATGAGATCGTTAAGACTCTTACCGCCGTAGAACAGGTTGACTGTCTGGGTCGCTCGCTTGTCCGAACCCGGAATTTTGCCGGCGATTGTACGTACAAACCACCGGTAAAAATCTGGCTGAACGATGTCTCGTTCGAGTCCAAAAACAAGGCGCAAACGGGGCCAATCCGGTGTGTTGCTCGGCGAGTAATAGGCGAACGAAAGGTATTTTTTACAGACGTCTAGTTCGAGTGCTTGTTCGACTGTTAACTGAATGTCCTTTATTTTCTCTCCGTCGGCAGTCTTGCCGTCGAGTTGGTTATCGATGTCGATGATCACGACACCTGCTTTGATAAAACCAGTGTCGCCTTTCTTACGCTTGCCGTCGATTAAATGGGCAGCGCACAATCCATCGCCTTGGGCTATTTTTTCAGCTATTACTTTTGCCTCATCGCTGGATGCTATCCAGTTATCGTTGAAGGCTGAGAAGTTACCGTCAGCCGATATCTTTCCCGTTTTGGGGTTCAGGTATTCGCGGACCTTCTCGTTGAACGAATAACTGAACCGCATGAGACCCCTTGTGGCCCGGACATTCTGACACAGAAAACCGTAATGAGCACTAAATGCTCTGGATTAACGGATTCTCTCTAGGATTGATCGTCTCAGATGAGAATCACTATGTTAATTCGTGCATGTCGTAGTACTTGCGTACGATCTCCCACCAGTTGTCTTTATCTCTTTCAATTTCGTTTTCACCGAATGAAAAGACTTGGACGCTGTAATCTGGCAGCGGCGTGGACACGATGATCTGAGTCTTCGTTATCTTAATCCCTAGGCATTCTTCGGCGGCGATTGTATAGGCAGCTAACTGAAGTTTTGTTTTCTTGAGTTTGAAAACTCCACTGATCAGTGCTTTGCGTAGATCTTCAGGTATATTCGATTTAGAAGATGGAAACTTAGCGCTGTAGGGTCCTACAGATGTTTTAAAATCTCCAAGTATGATTTCGCCGTTGCTGTCTTCGTAGATGATGTCGCAGCACCCAGCCCACCCGTGCTGTTTATTGCTGTCGTAATAATGTATGCGTCCTACGCCGTCTTCTCCGACATACCGATTCCACGTCGGCTGGTTCATCGGTTTCTCTGACCACAGCACTCGGCCTGTGCCGATCAGTTCGTCGACGGTTTCCGGTACGTCTTTCCAGAAGGGTTTTAGATCTTCTCTAGGGTGTACAGTAATACCACGCACATGATTTTCTACGGCTTCGTGTATCCAGCTACCACGTGCAGCGGCCGCCTCCGACTTACCTGGGTTAAGCGCGTTCCAGTGAGCTAGTTTCCGCCGCGTCTCCTCGCTCTGCGTGGCCGACAAGATTGATGTAACTGACGGCAGCGGAACACTAACACCTTCGCAGCGATAATGACGTAGACCGTTTACTGTAACCCGAGTACTACTAGACACGTTATAAAGACGACGAGTGCCGCCCTGCTTCTTCGATCAGTTTAAAGGAAAGTCAGCGATTTAAAAACGCAATGCAATATTCGGCGGAGGGCCGTCTTCCTCCTCGTCGTCATCGTCTTCTTCATCGGAGATGTAGAACTCATCTACCTGATATGCAAAGTCTTTCTGCGTGCCTTTCATTTGTTCTTGAAGGCACAGTCCAGCACCATACGAATCAGTAACGATTTCAGCGCAGTCTTCGGCGCTTCTAACTTCACCTTCTGGGCTGACACACTCCTGGAGGAGTTGACTTGACACCAGGAGGGCTGCAATTCGATCCAGAGCACGGTTTGTCTCCGTTAGCTTTTCGAGCAGTTCGCGGTGCAGCTTTTCAATCTTATGCACTTTGATTTGAAGGTAATGGCGGAACTGCCTGCCAATCTACAAGATACTCGATGTTTGTGCCATCAAACCAATTAGTGGGACTCTTGAAGACAAACCATGCGGACGTTACTGAATCACGCGCTTTGCTTATGGAGCTGAATTTCGGGCGTGGGGACAGAATGAGCAGATCAGACAACTTATTGTTTTGCAGGAACTTCCTTCGTTTTGTCACCGGCTCAAGGAAGCTCAAGCGATCTAGTACGATTACTCCTTCGTTTGCTATTGCTATACCGTAGTCTAATATGTACTGAGTTTCTTCTTTTAGTCCTGTTGTGTTTGCAATAACCCAATCATAGACGCCTTGTTTGGGAGTCCACCACAGGGGATCGAAAACGTGCATCCCTGGTTCATAGCTGTCCGAAGTCAGCTGAACTTGGCCGAGCTGTTGCGCCAGTTGGTTTCCGTCGTCGCAAGGCAAAAGCAACTTGCCGGACAGAGGGATTTTTGATGATAGTGCTCTTACAAGACCAGGAGGCAGCTGGTAAAAGTTTGTACTCATTGTGATGTGATTACGTTAGGAAAAGCTGAATTCTACTCTTGGTCACTGCTACAGCGTCTAGCCTTAACAAAGAGTCTTTGAGTCTCATGCGTCTGTTTGAACTCACAGCCGAACAAAGCTTCTTGCATCAACGTGTAATTCGGGATGCTGAAAAACTGGACAAGGCTGCTTTAGTTAAAGTTCTTACTGACGTGCATCGCTTGTACTTGATTAAGGGCGGTCTGTTTACTAGGTTAGTTAACTGGTGCGCTCGAAGCGGCGTTACGTTACCGGCTTTTGACGAGCTTTACGAGGGATCCGACGGTGGGCTAAAGACGGACCCAGAATCCGTCTGAATACTCAAAGCCCCAGCGCCTTAGATATTTAGTGAGAACTTCGCGATCCGAAAAATCCGGAAAGGCGTAGATTTTTCCTTTATGTGAGGCCATAACGCGACTGATGAGACGAGCGCAAGCTGCCCAACAACGTAGATCGGCAACATTATGTGTCGCGGCTGCTCGGCGTGCACGGCGGTTTTTCTTCCGCTGATACCAATCGTTCTGGGCACGCTTGCTTTTGTAGAGGATCAAGCCGAGGTTCGAAGCGAACCCGTGATCCTCCAAGTAAATCGTGATCCAAACTTTGTCGTGCTTTGTTCTGTACGTCTTTATTTTTCTCATAAAAAAAAGCCTCCGCGTAGGAGGCTAGGACCTTGGCTTCTGCCTAAGTGTAGGTCAAAAATCGATCCCGAGCTTTTTTGCTTGTTCGGGTGTCAGCTCTACAGCTTTTTTTGCCGACGGAGGTTCGGCTGCTGAAGCGATAGCTTTGGGGTCGCCAGCCGACGCCAACATCTCGGTCGATACCGCTTGCCGCGAGGCTTGGAACGCCTCTTTGAGTGCCTTGTGATCTTCGCCGAGAGGCAGCTCAATCAAGTCAGCACCAGGGATCACAGACTTGAGCGCCATGCTGGCTTGCTCGGCACCTTTGTTCTTGAGCCACTCATTGACGTCTTTGATCAGCTGCTCTTCGTCGTCGTTCTGAGCGGGACGATCGTTGAACGCCAGAGCGTTGTAATTGATCTTGGCGCCGTCAGCACCGGTCATGGGATCACGCTCGTTGAAGGAGCGAGGCTCAAATTTAGTGCCGGTGACGACCGAAGCACAGTTGATTCGGTTGTTGTACAAGTTCTGGAAGTACGCGATGAAGTTCTTTTGGGAGGACTTACCGCTAATGATGCTGGTTGTGACGCAGCGTGGGGGAAGCAGCCGGTGTTTCGGAGTCACACCTATGTAGGCAATGCGAAGAAACTCTTCGCCTTGGCGCATCCCGAGGTTCCCGTAAAAGGGGCTGAAACCCAAGAGGATAAACTCGATGGGAATGCCGTTGTCGTTACGGTCGACGATGGCTGATTCAGAGTCGACGTCAGACTTCCAACGGCGAGCTTGAAGATCAATGCGAAGTGTGTGCGGAGGAATGTTGCACAGAATTTCCGATTCGGAGAATTCGCCAGCGATAAACATGGTTCGGTAAGCGGTAGAAATCAGAGCGAGAAGTCAATAGATCCAAGGGCAGCGGCAGCTACTTTTCCTTTTTCGGGATCGGCGGCTTTAGTCGGAGCTTTGCGAGAGGATTTAGGAAGATAAAGAACTTTGTCGAGGTTGTAGTTCAGATAGCTCTTGTCGTCTTTCTCGGAAGTAGATACACGACCCACAGCGATTGTTGGCGTGCCAGGCGCAAGATCGCTAAGTTGCTTACTGAGTTCATTCCATGCCGTGATTTTAAACCACTGTGTTTCGTTGTCTTCGGTTTGCCATGCAAGCGAACGGTTTGTCACCGTCGAGTCGCCTACTTCTGCTTCATCGCTCTTAGGGCCGAGTCCACCCGTGGCTAGGAACAGGTTGATCGCGAGCAGATCGTCGAAGTTTTCCTGAGTCACAACCAACATCGGCTGCATCTGAAGCACTCCGTCTACTGTTGCTCGGGTTGGACCCAAAGCAAGAACAGTCTGGTCTTTCTTGAGTCCGGCTAGAAGCTTGCCGACGTAATGGTCTTTCTTCTGTATCAGCTGGACTTTGGTCGCGACGCGCTTGTCGTTGGACGGCAGCGCCTCTGCCAAAACGTTGAGGGTTTCTTCGTCGGTCTGCGCTTCAGACGTGACGCGCAGTCCCAGAATGAAGACGTTCATCCTTGAGCTTCCTGTAAATCGTTGAGCGGTGTACGTTGAGTGCCTTGGCGATCTGCGCTGCAGAAGCGCCTTGGCTTTGGAAGGCTAGCAGCATTCGAACGTCTCCGCCTGACAACTTCGTGTTTTTCTCCGCACAGTACTCAAAGTGATACGGATTTATACAGTGCGCATTTTTGCACCGAGGCTTCGGGATAACGCCGTCACGCGGTATATCTAGATATTTAAGTATGGTTGTTCGTACGTAATATCTTTTTCCAAAAGCGTAAAAGCACGGTGTGTTGTTTGTGAAGGATCCTCCCCACAGCTCGCACTGTTGTTGACTGAATTCATTGAAGGCTAATTTTTTAAAAAGTTTGGACACTGCTCCTTCAGTTGCAGCGCCGTATTTGATTTCATAACGGTCGCAATCCAAAGCACGTCCGATATCCAAAGCTTGTCCCTGCGCGTGGGCCGTATCAGACGCACACACAGGGAGCGAAAGCTTTTTGGATTTTAATTGAAATAGTATGCTGTGATTTTCCAAACGTTATTTCTTCTTCCTATCTGCTGCTTTCTCTAAAGCTTTACGAGCTTGGTTACTAAGCTCGATATTTCCTTTTTCGGCTTGTTTTAACGCTGCTTTGGCTGAGCTGCGGCCGCCTTCTGAAATCAAAGCGGCAGCGGCATTGGATCCCATTTTTCCGGGGTCGCCTGCTGCTGCGGCGGCGCCCCTAGCTCCTTGACCGGATCCGGACGATATTCTTTCTTGTACGACCTGGGAAGCACGTTGCGCCGTGGCGGGAGCCTGAGGACTCGAAGGAGCCACATAAGAACCGTAGCTCGCTGTCGATGGAACCATACCAGCACTTGCTTTTTGCGTGGTCTTGGCCTGTTGACTGTCAGTCCTGGCCCATGCTGGAGTCAAACCGCCGGTTTGTGCGGCAGCAGGAGCGGCAGTACTCGTAGTTTCGCCAGTACCGTAACCTATAGTCCCATAATTAACGTCTCCTGCGTAATAATCGCCGTAATATTGTTCCCAGTTGCCTCCTACTACAGGAGCGTTGTAG